GTCGATAGGGCTAAAGATGAAACACCACTTGAGAACCATCTGCTAGGTGCAAAAGTTGGTAAGATTACTGCTGCAGATAACTCTCTGATTGAGATCGGTGATAACTTTGGTTTCGATGGTAATGTTTTTTGAGGATAATTTATGACTAAAAAGTATGATGAATTGGACCAAACTTTTGACGTTTCCTCCACAGAAATAGAGACTATACCAGTAGAACCTATTGTAGAGAAAAAAATTGAGAACATTAGATCACAATCTGAGGATATCAAAAAAGATTACGAATATACCAGAGGTAATCTATACTCTATTATTGAGAAGGGACAAGAAGCTATTAATGGCATCTTAGAACTTGCTCAAGAGAGTGAGATGCCTAGGGCATATGAAGTCGCTGGTCAGTTGATTAAGAATGTGGCTGATGCAACAGACAAACTTCTTACTCTTCAACAGAAATTGAAGGATGTAAGTGAAGAAAAAGATCTTAAGGGTCCAACAACTGTCAACAATGCATTGTTTATTGGTTCTACTGCAGAGCTACAAAAACTGTTGAAACAAAACAGTCAGGATAAATAACTAAAAAGATAAGAAATGGCTGCCACTCCTGCGATTAATATTGTTATCCCACAAGGGGCAGATTTTAGTGAAGTTTTCACTTCTACTGAGTCTGATGGATCTCTTTCTAATCTTGTAGGATTTACTGGAATATCTAAGTTAAAAAAATATCCAGACTCATCAATCATTTACAATTTTGCTGTTGGTATTAATACCATAACATCGAAAGTCTCTATTGCAATGACAGCACCTGTCACCACAAAACTGTCATCAGGAAGATATCAGTATGATGTTGTTTTGACATCCTCTGCTGGAGCAGTAACAAGAATGGTTGAAGGTTCTGCTATAATAACCGCGGGTATTTCCACTTAACACAGAACACTGTTAGGTTACAAAGAATAGTAATACTGATAAATAATGTATCAGGGAGAGAAATCCCAAAGTATTATTACTGATAGAATGTCTAACAAAGAGGATCTGCCATCAATAAACGATTATCTAGAGGATAGTAACTTACCCTCATATAAAGATTTTATAGAAGAAAATCAACAACTTCCATCAGTAGAAGATTATATTTCAAAATCGTCCAAAGAAGAAATTTTGGTCGAGGAAACAGTAAAAGATATTGATCATGTTTTGTCAGAGACTGCTCCAGAATGGGCAGAATTGGTACGTCTCGTCAATGATTTAAGAAAAGAGATACCAGAAATACCAGAAATAAAATACTATGATGAAGAATTAAGTAATTTAAGTAGTAAACTAACTCATATTGAGGAATATTTTACACAGTTTGATCAAAAAAGTAATAAAATTGATGACTTAGATATAAAGAATGAACACCTTGAGGAAAAATTAACTGAAATTGAATCAAAAATACCCGAAATTCCAACAATAAGGTATTATGATCATGATATTGAACATATTAATGATAAAATAACACAGTTAAGGGAAGATGTATCATCTTTACCTGAGATCAAACACTACGATAGTGATATAGCTTCTCTTGTAGAGGAAATTAATAAAGTAAAATCAAGAGATATTCCCGATTTTAGGTGGATTAGTAAAAGTTTTAATACTATTGATGAAGATTTTACTAGAGTTCAGGGACATCTTGATGTAATTAAAGAAAAGATATCTTTTGAAGTATCAGAACTCAATGAGTCTATTCAAGTAAAAGATTTTGAGCAAAATATAAATGTCAAAAATCTTAAAGATAATATCAGTGAAAAAATTGATCAGACTAATACTCAATTAACTGAAACTAAAGATAAGATATATTCCGAACTGAGTGAATCATCATTAAAAATTTGGGAATATCATAGAGAGTTTAAGGACGATGATAGAAAACTAAAGAAAGCAATTCTCAGTGAGCAGAATAAGTTAAAACAGAAGTTAGAAAAAGATATTACTTCTGTTAACGAACAAAGTACTAAAACAGATGAGACTCTCTTAAAGTTTTTTAATGAACTTAAGGAGGAAGTAAATTCACTTCCAGAAATTAAATATTACGATAACGAAATATCTTCTATTACAAAAGATATTGATTCTTTAAAAGTAACTGTTAGTGAACTTAGAGGTATAGCTTCATTAATTAAGAAAGACCAAAAACAGTTACAAGAAAATTATCTCCTCAATGAACCACCATCAGTAAAACAAAAAGCAGGTAGACAAACTGATTCATTAACACCACTTGATCAGAATTTTGCAACTCTTGACGATCTATCAAATCATTATAGATTATTCATTAATAGGATTACTACTCAACTCTCTACCATAGGTGGTGGTGGAGAAACGAGACTTCAATACCTTGACGATATCGCAGGCATTACTACAAACATCAATGCCTATGATGGAATGGTTCTTCAGATTGACTTAAGTCAAACCGGAGAGGATAAGCATAAGAAATTTAAATTTGCTCCGAGTGGTGGTGGGGCTGGTGCTGGAGGAACTTGGGCAGTGGGATCTGCCGGTATTCATACAACGAAAAATGTTGGTATTGGTGCTACTGCAAGAACTGACTTTACTCTTCATGTTGGTGGTGATGGTCAGTTTACTGGTAATCTAAGTGTTGGTGGAACAATTACTTATGATGATGTCAAACATGTAGACTCTGTTGGTCTTTCAACATTTAGAAGTGGTATTGAAGTCAACACCGGGACTGCAACAACTGCTCTTTTAGTTCGTGGTGATGCAAGAATCACGGGAATTCTGACAATTGGTACCGCGTCTATTACTATTGATGGAGATAATGAAACTATTACAACTGGAATTGTTACTATTACCAACTCTCAGGTAAATATTGGTAGTAATGTAGTAATTAATTCTGGTGCCACTGGTATTAACTCTGCACCAAATGTTTTTTATGTTGCCAAAGACGGTAATGATACTAATAATGGAACATCTATTGATAATGCAAAATTGACTATTGCTAGTGCTGTAGGAGTTGCACAATCTGGATCGGTCATCAAAGTATTGTCTGGTAACTATGTTGAAAGTAATCCTATTACAGTTCCTGCCTTTGTTTCTGTTGTTGGTGATGACCTAAGAAGTGTTAAAGTATTGCCAAACAACACTACCAGCGATTTGTTCCATGTTAATAAAGGTTGTAAGTTAGCAAATATGACCTTCTCAGGTCATCTTGCTCCAGCAGCTGCAGTTGCATTCCCAACTGCGGGTGCTACTAATGTCGGTGGTGGTAAATGGAAAGGCCCATATATCCAAAACTGTACTAGTGACACCACTACTGGAACTGGTATTAGAGTCGATGGTGACAAGGCGGTCAAGACCAAGTCTATGAATGTTGATGCCTTTACACAGTATAATCAAGGTGGTGTTGGTGTGGCTGTTACGAATGAAGGATATGCTCAGTTGGTATCAGTATTCACCATTTGTTGTGATAAGGCAATAACTTGTCATACTGGTGGTCAGGTAGATATAGCAAACAGTAATTGTAGTTTCGGAACCTTTGGTTTAGTTGCCGATGGCAAAAGTGATGAACAATTTACTGGAATAGTCACATCTTCTGCTGTAGCTACACAAGATAATGTAATTATTAATGTTGGAACTGGCCAGACACGTCCCTATGATGGTCAAGTTGTTTATTTTGATCAGCTTTATAAAGCTGTTAACTCAATTACTGTTGCTAATGGCGGAAGTAATTATACATCCACTCCAACTGTTACTATTGCGAGTCCCACAGGACCAAGTGGAGAAACAGCAACTGCAGTTGCTACATTGGAAGGTGGATCAGTAGTATCACTTACAATAATAAGTAGTGGAAATCAATACGAATCAACTCCTTCAGTCACAATCTCTGGAGGAGGTGGAAGTGGAGCGTCAGTAACTGCAAATATGACAGATATCTACTACACGATAAATAGTTCGACACCCATAACATCTGGAATTACTACATTAACACTTGCCGAAAATTTAATTAACACAGTGGGTGTTGGATCTACAGTATTCTTCTTCCAACAAAGTAAAATTATTGCAAGTTCTCATACTTTTGAGTACATTGGGTCTGGAAATGATATCACTACAGCTACTCCCAAAAGAGGGGGTGTTACAATTCAAGCGAACGAGGTTGTAAGTCAAAACGGTGGTAAAGTAATCTATACCAGTACTGATCAGGCAGGAAACTTTAGGATTGGGGACGACTTACAAATCAATCAAAATACTGGTACAATTAGCGGTAGAGCATTCTCAAAGAGTTTATTCTCTGAAGTAACACCCTTCATCTTAGCACTTAGTTAAATGGCACAATTAGCACTTAATAGATTTCAAACAGTTACCCTAAGTATCACCGATAGTGATTCTACACCATACACTGCACCTGCAGGTTACACGGCAATCGTGTTATATGCTCACATTACGAACGTGACAACTAGTGCTGCATCTTTTACCATATCTCATGTCAGAAGTTCCACCACAACTGAAATTGTAAAAGACGTAACAGTTCCTCCAAATGATGCATATGTCCCTTTAGATGGAAAGTTGGTTCTTGAAACAAATGATTCAATAAAAATTGTAGCGAGTGCCAATAGTAGTCTGAAACTAATTCTTAGTATTTTGGAGACCGCAAACTAATGGCGCGTTTAATTAGTCAAAAGAATTTTGAAAATATTACTGTCAATAGTTTGACGACAACGGCAACTAGTCAGGTCCCTTTAGATGTGTTTGATGTTGATAGATTTCGTTCTGCAAGATATCAAATACAAGTAACCAGTGGAAGTAATTACCATACAGTAGAATTTATTGTAGTCCATGATGGAACAACAACCTATAATACAGAATATGCCATTATTAAAACAAATGGTATTTTGGCAACTTTTGATAGTGATATTTCAACTGGAAACGTGAGACTTTTGGTCACACCATCCTCAAGTTCATCAACTACATTCAAAACTATAAGAACCACAATAAACACCTAAATAGTAAAAACTCCTGTTTGAAATGATAAACGAAGAGGGACTTAGGGATTGGTTTGGTAAATCCAAATCAAAAGATGGTAAAAGTGGTTGGGTCAATGTTGTGACAGGTGGAACCTGTGCAAGTGACAAACCCGGTGA